TTGCGTCAGGACCTTGTTTCTTGCTTCCCTTTGAATAAGGAAAACGTGTGTTATAAGGTCTTGATCCGAAATCATTTCTCATAGTTTGTACTCCTATACGTTTTTTAACCTAAATAAATTAGAAAGTCCACCCGTATTATAGCCTGCTGGAACTCTTCCTCCTTGAGCCGACATATAAGGGGCCATCATCATTCTCCAATAGGCCATTTGCTTGGATCTATCTACTTCTTTTTGAGCAGTTCGTTGTCTATAAGAAGCTTCTTCAGCCTCTTGCTCATTAACCCTTGCAATCGCCGGATATGTAATTCCTCCTTCTGCATCAGGATCTTCATCTGGTCGTTTTTTAGGTTGAAGGAGATCTAATTTTTCTTGTTCTAATTGTTGATAAATAGTGTCTGTATGAGGAGAAAATTTAGTAGCTCCTGTTTTGTCTAATAATGAAAGATCATCATCAATTTCAGCAATTCTTTCTTTTTTCAATTTATTTTGTTGATACATGAAATAACCTATTCTTGGAATATCCACCCACAGTACTCCAGTGGGTTTTGGAAGTGATTTGAAAGCCTTATAGCCTCTTTGTGTTGATGCCCATAGACTATCGTATTTTTTTTTTCTATTTAATATATCGTTTTGAATTCTAACTTGGTCTTTAGGACCAATATAATCTGCCCCACCTATTTCAGTTTCTTCATCTTCTGACGGAACCCATCCTCTGCCATAATCAGGGCCACTGTATGTATCTTTAATACCCATATCTTTCATCATTCGAGCAACATCCTCTTCTTGATCTTCACCATAATCAAAACCATTACCTGTAGTAGTTCCATATGCATCTTCGGATGCTGCTGTGCTTGATACAGTTGCTGGATCATCACTATAACCAAATGGATTTCCAAATCCAGTTCTGTTTCCTATAGGAGTTCCAATCTGATGACCTCCTGCAATAGCTCCTCCGTGTTTCAATCCTGCAATTCCGCCTTCAGCTGATCTCATTATATACCCTGCGTCCATGGCTTTTTGAATATCCTCAGTTGAAATAGTTGGAGTCTGCTTTTTTAAACCTCTTGATTTTTCTCTTAAAGCCTTTTCAAATACATCAAAGAATTGTTCTTGTTGTTTTGGTGTGGTTAAACCTTCTTTTTCAAATTGTTCTTTTAAACCGAGCTCTGGCCAATTAGTAATATTTTCTTTAAATTGTTCGTAGTTAACTAATCCAGACATTGGCATATTGATATCAGCTGTATATCCTTCAATCTCGCTGAAATCTGTATCTCCCAATACTTTAGCATCATCTCCCAATCCTACTCCAAAATCTAGAGAGTCAGTAAGTCCTGACGTTTCAACTTGTTTTCTCTTTTTAAATTTATCTTTTATAAAATTAGTAAGAGTAGCTGCGCCCAAATAAGGAAGATTCAATTTTCTTGCTAGTGCTAAATTTGACACAAAACCTGGAACCTTTTTAGTTTCTGTTATTGCCCATTCTTTAATTCTATTTTCTTTATCCTCATCAGGTGTTTTAATTGTCTTAGTTTTAGTGTCATAACCTTTACGTTTAGCTATATCCATAATTCGATCTTGATAAACATCATCTGTAGTCGTAGTTTTAGTTTCTGTTGTAGGCCCAAATCTATCGGGATCATCTCTTGGCCCTCTGTCTGAACTTCTATCAGGAGTATAATCACCTTGACCATTATACCCAGGTCTTCCCGGTCCTGGTTGTACCAGTTGTCCTCCGTCAGCCAAACCATAGATACCGGCTTCATGAGCAGGTGTTCCACCGCCTTTAAATTCATATCTAAGAGTTAAATACAAATTTTTGAAATCTCTATCACTATCAATTTTAGCATAAAAGTCTTCAAGATTAAGACCTAACATATAAGCTATGTCTCTATCCCTCGTAGTATCTTTTTCCACCGTTTTACCATCTTCGGTAACATTATACTTATCTAAAAATTTTCTATAATCCATACCGATTTCAACAGGACCTATGTTTGCAGTTGTACTAACTCCATAATCTATATTTTTTTCATCTACATTATAACCCTCTCCCAAATCTAGACTCGATAAAGATCCTGATGCTCCAGGTTCAAATGTAATATTATATTTATCACTTCCTAATGTAATTCCATTTGAACCTGAATCAAATCCTATTCGTCCGCCGCCTGCATAATCTCTCTCCCATCGTTTTGCAATGTCAGGAAGGTTAGCATGCATATAGCGTCTTTGTTTTTCAGATTGAAAAGGCATTAGCTTCTCGGTCCTTTCAGCGTCTTGACATCCTTTCGTTTCATAACATCAGAACGCATTTTAGCCCGGTTGGACATCGCTTGTTTTTCTAAAGAGGTATCCGCTCTTAAATGAGCGAGCTCTTCATTCTGTTCAAGTTTTTCATCCTGAACATTTTGATTCATCATCGCCTTCATACGATCAAGAGCAATTCGCTTTTCATCTTCTTGTTGTTTTCTTTGATTGTCTTGCGCTTTAAGATCGAGTTCTCTTGCTCTTAGTTTAGCAATAGGATCATGATCAAATTGAGAAGTAATTTTCTTTTCTTCTACCAGGAATTCTTCCATCATCTCTGCAATCAATTGAGCCTTACGTGCTTCAATCTGCAACTGAAGATTCTGAGCTTCAGCTTGAATTCTTGGATCGGGTTGAGCCTGAGGATTCTGAGTCATCATTTGTTGAATCTGTTGAACCTTCTGAATCTTGTCTTTAAATTCCATTTCCACTTGTTCTTGAGCCATCATCGAAATATGTTCGAAGACATTCTTTTCTAGCGCGGCAATCACCATTGGATTATTTCGTGCCATGTTCGTTGCCATAAAAGCTATATGCGCAGTAACGTGAGCTCGATGATCCTGGCCGCTAAAGGCTTGAAAAGGTTTTCCACCAATCGCATCGATATGTTCGATGGCCGGATTCTTTGGAGCCGGTGGAGGTGGCGGGGGTAAAATCTGATCAATGTTCTTGACGCCAATCGCCTGATACATATCTCGATAGGCTTCATAAAGATTATGCATCTGTGGATTAGACTGCGCTAATTGTAATTCTGTTTGGGCCGTTGCAATTCGTTGTGTTTGAGAAAAGATATTAGGATCCGCAACCGGCATAATATCAATCTTGTCATCAAAGTCCGCTTGTTTAATTTCTTTTTGATCTCCGATAACATCATAAGGATAGACCGGAGGTAAGTACGTGGACAAGACATTAGCCAATAAAGCAAACTCTTGTTTTAAAGCAGCATAGATTCTTTTGTGAATCGCACTCATTACTCGAGATCCTCTTTCTAAAAGAGCCACCGTAGTTCCTACAGCCGCTTGTTGATTACCATCACCCACTTGCATATCCGCAATCGAGGCAAATCGTTGTCCTGCTTGAACAACAATGTTCATTAGCTGCAATAAAGTTTGAGACGGTTCTTTATAGGGAAGCGGCATAAAAGCATCCTTAATGTTACCGCCTGGAGCGTCGACATCGCGCCACTCTCCAGGCTGTAACGAGACGGCATCGTTTTGTACACGAATGCCTCTCTGTTTAAACCCGGCAGGTAAGTTGGAGAGCGTACCTGCATCTAACAGTTGACGAAGAGCAGACGTTGCCGTTCTGCTGAGTCCGCCAATCATATGAATGAGTCCAAAGCCATAGAATCCAAGACCTGGCAGAAATCGAAAATGCACAAAGTATTGAATTTTGTTTTTCAATGGATCATCGAGTTTAAAATTTCTTCGAATCGATAAAACTTTTCTTGTAGAGTTTTCTATAGTAACAATGTAAGGAACCTTGATCCCAGTCGGTTGACCATCTTGACCTTGGTCTTCAAAACCTTCTAAATCCAGATTGACATGACATTCGACCAGGGTGAAAATCTTTTCCTCCCAGCCTTTACGAACGCCTTCAATTTCTCTTTCTTTTTTCTTGAGTTCACTCTCTTCATTATAAGGAACCTGTAAATCTATATTTCTATAGAAACCGGAAACCTGTTGTTTCTTTAGATCGTTCTGGGTGGTTTTAATAACATGACAAATGGCTTCCGCATCCTCTAATGAGGTAGCAGAATACGGAACCACTAAGTCATCCGCTTGAACAAACTTTGATACAGCTCGTCCAAGTAAATCGTCATAATATACCTTCTTGAAGGTCGAGCCTGCAAGCGG